CATTCGGCTATAAAGTTAACGATTCAGATTTTGGTAAGGCAAAAGATAAAGGCGGAGACGATACAAACGCTAGATATCTAAAAGACCTTACTGTATACGAAGTCTCTCCAGTACTAGTTGGTGCAAACCAAGACACATACACATTAGCTATTAAATCAAACACAGAGTTGTTGAAAGAAATAACTGATGTTAAAGGTGATGAAAAAGAATCATCTGGATGTGGTGACAATTGTGGTTGTAATCAAAAAAGTTACGGAGATGACGAAGAAGAAATGAAATCTTGTAAGTATCACGACGGTGGTCCTTGCATGAAAATGGAGGATGATAAAAAAGAAATGAAGAGTGAAGAAGATTTAGAAGTTTCACAGGAAGACAGCAAGTCTTTCTCTGAAGAAGTCATAGATGTGCTTGCTGCATTAGATGACTTAGTAGCCCGAGCAAAGGCAATATCTATGCTCCGTGGTGAAGATGGTAGGAAATTAGGCGTAAAAGCCACCGAAGCACTTCGTGCAGTCGCAGACGACTTGAACGACGCTTGGACCGAGATTGATGAGTTCATCGGAAATGTCGGAACTGAGGGTGCTTTGGAGTTAGAAGTAGAAGAAGAACTTGTGGAAGATGAACAAGCTGAAACAGAAGAGGTAGCTGAGGCTTCAACTGATACTATTGATGTTGAAACTGAAGTCGAAGAAGTTACTGAGGAAGAAGCACCAGCAGAGGAACCTGCTGTTGAAGAACCGGAAGATGAAGCTGCTGAAGAAGAAACTCCAGAAGATAACACTGACTCCTCTGACGAAGAGTTTGACGCTGAGTGGGTGAGGGCTCAACAAATCATTGCTGAATCCTTAGCCGAAGAAATAGAAGAAGTATAAGCAATATAGATTGGAGAAATCTAAAAATGAGTAACACAAACGAACTCATGGACCAAATTGCTGCTAAAAGAGCAGAGTTAAAATCTGTCTTTGAAGCCAACGAAGACGGCAAGTACACCTCTGAACAAAAAGAGGAAATTAAGTCAAGAAATGACGAACTTGCTGAATTAGTTGAAGACCTTAGCATTGAGAAGAAAAAACTCGCTAATGCTAAAGCTTTAGAAGAAGATTCAAAGCCAGTTGCAGAAATGCCACTAGCTGGTGAATCAGCAGAAGTTAAATCTGTTGGTGAGCAATTTGTTCAAACCGACGCATATAAAAATTATATGGAGGGCGGTGTTAAAGGTGTAGATTCTCATATTGAGACAAAAACAACTTTGACAACTACAGGATATCCACCAGAGGTTTTAAGGACCCCGGGTATCTTGGAAACAGCTCTTAGAGACCCAAATGCTGTTATATCATTATTTGATGTAATCAACAGTGACCAAAATGCTTTCTCATACCTTGAGGAAACAACCTTCACAAACAATGCAGCTGAAGCTGCTGAAGGTTCTGCTGTTGGAGAAGCAGCTTTGGCTTTCACAGAGCAAACAGAAGCTATCCGTAAAATGGGTATCTTCATTCCTGTAACAGACGAATTACTTGCAGACGAAAGCGGTATCCAAGGATACATCAACTCTCGTATGCAAACAATGATAAGACTTCGTTTGGACAACCAACTCCTTAATGGTGATGGTTCTGCTCCAAACCTAGAAGGTATCTTAGACGCTGGTAAATCTTCAGTCGGTTCTACTGACTTTAGCGCTTACGCAGGAACTTTAGGAAAAATTGGTGCACTTTATGGAGCAATCACAGACATCAGAGTCAACGCATTTACAGAGCCAGACGCTATTGTAATGCACCCAAGTGACTGGAATGATGTTGTGACTTCTGTAGGTGCAGACTTTGCAGGTACATCATCTGCTGGTTATACAGAAAAGTCACCACTTTTCGTAGCAGCCGGTGGAATGGGTGCTGGTCCTTCAGCTCAAATCTGGGGACTAAAAGTCGTTCCTACAACCGCAATTGCCGCAGGTACAGTACTTGTTGGTAAATTCGGTGGTGGTGAAGCAGCTAACTTAGTTATGAGACAAGGTATGGAATTAGCCGTATCTGACTCCCATAGCGATTTCTTTATTAAGAATCAATTAGCTATCAGAGCTACCATGAGAGTCGGTTTCCCTGTTTACAGAGAAGCAGCTTTCCATAAAATCACTAACTTCTAAAGTTAGTTTAGATTTATACATTAGAGCGGGATTAAACCCGCTCTTTTGTTTTTATAGTGTAAAATTAAAACATCATGTCAGATTATATTAAACCAGAGAAAAGCATTTGGAAAATGAAAGATGGTTCCATTTGGGAAGGTCCTTTATCAGAACTTCCTAAGTCTGGAGCTTCTCTCATTGCTAAAGCAGGTAAAGAATACCCAGCTGACTGGCTCAAAGAGCAAGGTTGGGGTAAAGTGGAGAAGAAAGAAAAAGCTGCTCCTAAGAAAAAAGCTGCTAAAAAAGCACCAGAAACCAAAGCTGTTAAACCAGAAGATACAGAAGATAAGTAAGGAGTCCTAAATGGCTCTTTGTAGCGTAGGTGATGTAGAGCAATTCTTACAGGTAGATTTAAACTCTACTGTAGAAGCTTCAGTCACAAATACTTTTATACCTTATGTTGACGGAGCTATTAAGCGTTATCTAGGTTATGATGTAGAACAAGCAACTTATACAGAAACATTTGACGGTAACGAACAAGAAGACTTATTTTTAAGGCATGTTCCTATTGCCTCTATAACTTCTGTTACAGAAGATGGCAACACTCTTACCCAAGGTAACGAGAAAGACTATGTATTTTACAATAATGGAAGATTAAGAAGAATAGTTATTCGCTGGTCTGGTATTAAACCTAAAAATATAATCGTTACTTATGTTGGCGGATACCAAGCAGCAGATATACCTGAAGCAATAAAACAAACTTCTGCAAAAGCTGCATCAAGAATGGTTTTGACTGCACTTCAAATTTCTGCTAAAGCTGATAGTGGAGCTGTGGGAACTCATTTGTCAGACAATACTTCTACTTCAAGTTTTGATGTTCCAATTACTGAGCGAATTGGAGATTATGATGTTGCATATGCAGATATAGTTATACAAAACTTAACACCTGTTCTTACAGCAGGAGATATGGCAATATTAAACCCCTTTCGTTCAAGATTCTTTGTATAATTAAATCATGGTACATAGAAAAGCTCCTTCCCTAGAGGAAGCTAGGGAGCTCTTTCTAGCAGACCCTAATAAAATGCTACAGGAATGGGCAGATGAATGGGGTGTTACGCATGAAAGAGTTAGACAGTTAAGAATAGAATCAGGCGTTCCTCAACGAGGTGCTTATAACGAAGAAACAGCAGAAGCTATTTTAGAAATTATTCGTACAGGTAGAGGTGGACTAACAACTCCAAGAACCTACGAAGGTCAACCTATTGGCTTAGAAAGATTTAAAACTTGGATAGAAGAAGAAGAAGATTTGAAAGAGCGTGTTGAACAAGCACAAAAAGAAGCTCTTAAAAATTTAAAAGACCCTATTGAAAAAGAATGTAAGTACTGCCGTGAGTGGAAACCTGTAGAAGAATATTTAAGAAATCAAAAATACTTAGATGGTCTTTCTCGTTTTTGTAAAGATTGCACAATTATATTAAAAAAGAAAAAAGAAGAACTTGGTGATGATAAAATGAAATTATGTTTATCATGCAAAAAAGATAAAAAAACTTCAGAGTTTTCAAAAAATCCTAATGCACAAGATAAACTTAAAATATTCTGTAAAGAATGTCATAAAGCATTTAAACGCAGAAAAAGGAGACAAAGTAGGAATGAAATTTAACTTTAATAAGAAACAGACAATAGAATTTAAAACAGACATAATGGGTTTAGCAAAATTTGCACCTGTTGTTCCAGCACAAGAAGCAGTGCCAGATTGGTTTAAAGAGATGAAGCATTACATTGAAGAAAAACCACAAGGTTGGAATCCACAAGCCATGCCCGGTCAAGTTAAAAATCTATTTGGAAAAATGGGTAAGACTGCACAAAATATGTTTTATTCATTTACTGCAAAAAGATGTCCAGCAATAGTAGATATCATGACAGAAGGTTTTGTAATTCCTATGTGGTCTGACTTTTTACTACAAAGAGGTTTTCCGCCTAACATGGGTGGAGAAGAAATACTAGAATGGGATAACAGAGATTTTCCCTATGGTGCTTCTTTTCATGAAAATAATCAAATATACAATTGGGACTTACCTTCAAAAAGTACTTACAAACATCCACTTAAGTTTCATAGTCCTTGGAAGTTTTTTACTCCAAAAGGATATTCAACATTGTTTATACCTTACAACTATGACTTTCAATCAGATTATTCAGTTCTTCCCGGAATTGTAGAAACTGATACTTGGCACGAAGTAAACTTTCCTACACTTATTCATAAGAAAAAAGATTTTATGATAAAAAGAGGAACACCTTTTGTTCAAGCAATTCCTTTTAAAAGAAGCAAGTGGAATTTAAAAATGGATATGGTAACACAAGAAGAAAAAAATGCTGAGGACGCTAGAAAGAATTTTACTAGTGGTAACTTTAATCAAGGTTATAGAAAAGCAACTAAATTGGATTTTGATAATGCCTAGATACGATTATCAATGTATATTGCATAGATGTTCTTTTGAATGGGAAGTTAGTCATTCTATTACAGAAGACCCGTTAATTAAATGTCCTAAGTGTAATTCACACGCTAAAAGACAGATTGGAAAAAATATTAGGTTTGAAACTCCTGTAGATGTTGAGTGGGAAAAAGACCCAAGTGATTTGTCTGAAAAATCATTCAAGCAATTTCAAAAAGCAAAGAAGCAAAAATACAGATGGTAAAAGATGAAGGTACCCCTGATGAAGTATCTGGTGCTAATAGATATCATTTAAGATACAGTCGATACTCAATAATTGAAGACCCTGTAAACAAAGATAACTTTTTAATTACTTGCTATGTTCCTGTCAGGGATTTCTTATACGAAAGACCAGGACTAAAACAAGTCATACCTATACACCCAAATTGCAATGTTCTGGATGTAAATGAAGAAATTAAAAAAGAAATATTAAATAACATAAAGCAAGAGTTTGGCGAAAAGGGAACTTTTCATTTAAAGTCACACGGAATAAAAATATTATGTAGAGATGTTGAAATATCTGATGGTATGGAAAGAGTTTCTTTTAACATTATAGATTTAACACACGAGGGTATTATTGATGGTGCTAATCTTTACTTGACTATCAATAATTTAAAATCTGAACAAATATCAAAACATTCTTATGTAAAAGTAGAATTTTATGTAGTTGGAGATGTTAGTCTTTCAGATGACATTGTCACTTCATTAGATGCTAAATTAACAAAAGACTCAAAAGTATCTTTAACTAAAAAAGAATTGTTTTGGCTACAAGAAATAATTGATAGTACAGATTATAAAAATAATATAGACCCTATTGATGTATTGTGTTATATAAATTTATTAAGAAATAACTATTATGACGCAGAAGTTCATAATCAACCTATAGATTCCTATTGGAATAAACAGAAGATAAAAGAAATGTACAAAGAAAATCCTAAGTCATTTATGCAGTATGCAACTTTAGTAAAAGATATACTTTATCTTTATGATTATATAAATGTTAAAACTCAAGATATGTGGCCTAATAAAAGAGGTAGTTTAAATAGCTTGGGTCTAACAACTAAATACAATCAAAAAGCGTATGAGTTTCACATATTAGACAAAAAATTAGATTACAAATTACATGATGCAGTTATAGCAATATTGTTAAATGGATTTAGACCTTTTGTAATTTTTAATCCTGACACATCTGCTAGATGGTCTAAAGATTTTGATAAGATACTATCTTTGTATGATGCTTTGGTGTTAGACATTATAAGCATTATAAAAGATTACAGTAAGCAGTTGGGTCATAATCCACATTTACTTGGTAAAAATAGTATGGTTTACAGTATTGTTTACAAAGAATTTATGATGGGAGATTTGCTTAACCAATTTTTATAAATTTTTGATGTAAAATCTGTGTATGCCTTTACGACACAAATTCTTACCAGAAACAGCAACAATACAAACTGTATCAGATTCCAATATAGATGAAAGAGGTTTGCCTAGTGATAATTGGGCAAATACATATACAGATGTTAAATGTAAATTTGAATCTCAAGGTGCAGAAGAAGATAGAAATGGAAGAAATACAACAGTAGAAGCATTTACTGTTTATGTAGAAAAAGGTGTGACTATAACACCTGGAGATAGATTAGTCAGAGGAAGCGATTATCACGAAATTATATTAGTTCAACCGGTCTTAGATAGATACGGTGTTGAGTGTTATAAAATTTTGCAGACATTCGTATCTAAGTAATGGGAGTAGTTTATAACTCTGGTTTTACTGGTGACAGAGGACAGGGAAAAGGTCCTTCTACTGCTGAAATATTTAGAAATAACTTATATAAATTCGGCAAGTTTGCCGGTACAGCTAAGGTAACACCTGGATTAGCCGGAAGTAGTATTGCTAATACTTTAAATAGACAAAGAAACTTAGCTTATCCAATTGCTCGTTGGATAGGTAACTTTGACACTTTTAGTAAAAGAGGACAAATAGGTGCAGGTGGATTTTTAGCAAGAGGTATTGCAAGAGGTGGTCGTATCGTATCTGGTTCTGTATCAGGTAGGTTAATAAATGTTGCAGCAAGACCACTTGGTCAATTTGGTTTAGGAGCTCAGTTTGGTCCTTTAGCAGCTCGTGGTTTCCGTATTATGCTTGGTAAACAACTTATGAAAAATAACCCTATTAATAATATGGTTAATAGTATTACATCTAAAGTAACAGCATCAGCAAAAGTAAACGGTAAAGCTATTAACTGGAAAATAAGAAAAGATAAAAATATCCAAAGAGAAGCTCAAAAAGTATTGTTAATGGCACATTCAAATATACTAGCAATGGCACCCGATGTATCAAGCGGTCAATACCATGTTGGAGGACCTAGAAAAAAAGATGCACAAATGTTAAATAAAGATTTAATGATGGATGTAAAAAACTTTAATCAACTTGGTATTGCATATAGAGAAGATGGAAAAAAGATATTTAGAGATATATTTGGCTTTTCACAACCAGGTCAAGCTAGGTCTTTTTTACTTGGCAGTGTAAATATGAATAATATGCGTGCTACTAAAGGAACTAAAGTTGACCACTTCTTTAGAGGAAGCATAAAGGTAGGTGGTTCAGAAAGAGGTTTTCCGTGGATATGGGCAGTTGAGTATGGTGGAAATATACCTGTTTACTATCCAGCAAAAGTAAAAGGTAAGCACGCACTAAATAGAAACGAACTAGGTAATCCTATCAATGCAAAATTTTTAAAAGAAATGGATAATGTATCTAAGAAAAAAGCAATGGAAGAATACGATATTGTAAAAGGAAGAAAAAAATCAAATCAAGAGTATTACATTCCAGAAAATGAATTTATACAACCCACATTTTTTATTCACAGAGCAGCACAAAGAGCTGCCGAGAAAGCTTCTAAGATGACAACTATGCAACAAGCTAAGTTGACAAGTCCTGGTTCTAAATATTACGCAGACTGGTTAAAACTAGCTAAAAGAGATATGGAAAAATTAAAAGCTAAAAAAATGGGTTATGCAGATAAGTTTGTTAAGAAAGCAGCTATTAAATCAGCTTTTAGAGAAAATTATCAACTTGAAAGAGGTCAGGGAGCTAATTTTATGAGTTTTATGGAACAAAAAATTCCTGGACCAAGAACAGAATTAGCTCATGGTAATTTTTATTCTAAAGATGTGGCAGATGCAATTGGTGTAAAACTAGTACCAGAAGATATGCAATATTCTTTTGCTTTTAGAACTAGACAACAAGATACTGCTCCTGTTCTTAAAAAAGCAGCAGAAATATATGTAAGAAGAGGAGGTAATGTTAAAAGAGCATATGAAGGTAGGAACATTGATACATTTCATAAACAAGCAAGTAAAAGAGACCCCGTATCAAATGAAATAGCAAAAGCTATTGGAAAAATGCCTGGAAGAAGTAGGTTTTCAGATGAAGATAATTACGAAGACGCTAGAAGATATGTCAATCTATTTAAAAATTATAATATTGCTCAAGGTAATGTTTCAAACATGCAAAGAAGAAAAGAGTACTTAGATAAGGTGTATGATTTCAGTGTCAGTTTTACTCCTGGTGGTAGAAAAGCTACAGTAAAACTTAGAAAAAAACGAGGCACTGTTGGTGGTAATAAAAATAGGCAAATAGAAAGACAAAAGCAAGAAAAACTAGCTAATGATATATTCACTCAGCTAGACATAGAAGAGCTAATGAAAGAAATCGGTGGTTCCTAATTTCAATGATATAATCATTTTACAATGGCTATAAAAAAATTAGGTGTCAGACATCACGAAGCAATGAAATTTCCACCAGACGGTGAGATAATTTTTCGTGAATGGGCTGTTAATAATACAATAATTACAAATGTTTGTTCAACAAGAGTAGCCACAAGATTACCTCGCAATGCTGAATTACCATTCCTTACTTTTTTTGTAGCTGGAGGAGATATAGTTTCTCCTAAAGGTGATGCTGCAATTGGTAATGTAATTATTCAAGTAAATGCATTTGCTGGAAGATGGGGAAGTGGAAGTGGTTCACAACCAGATTATGCAACTGCTTATCAATTAGCTAATGCTGTTGCTGAAGCATCTTTTAAAACAGCGAAAACTTTAGTTCACACTCCTACAACAGAAACTAAAGCAGTAATTTATGGATTTGAAGTTTTGGAAATGCCTAGTCGTGTCGAAGAGACTGACACTGGATTGGGACATTATCAGCTATCATTAAGTATGTATTATCGAGGACTAGATTGATATGAATAAAAAAATAAAAGTTAAGATTAACCCGTTGCTAAACAAGACCGTTGTTAGAGATACTATCAGCGGAATTGAGTTTAGTAGCGAGTGGGTGAAGATACCGGTGGATACTTGGGAGCGCCTCAAAGTAAATAAATACAATCAAGGCGGAGAGCGCATATCCGTATTGATTGCAGAAGATAATTACTACGAGGAAGAACCAAGTGACGAATCTATAGAATCTGACGAAGAATCTGTAGATGAGGTAGTGGAAGACTTCTTTATAGCTGAAGAAGAGTAATCGACATAGCAGAATCGACTTTTTATTAAGTCGGCAGAGCTCTGCTGATTAAGTATAAGTATAAGATAGATATAGTAGGAGACAGAAATGGCTTTTAGTACAACAGGTACAATTAGTGAAGTATTAATTGGTACTGGTGTTCTCTATATTAAAGACGCATCTACTACTTCTTTGGCATTCCCTGGTGACAGCACAAACGAATTTGCTGACCCTACAGGAATGGCAGTGCCATGGGGTGAAGTTGGATATTCTGAAGACGGCTGGACTCTTGAAGTTGATAAAACTTTTGAAGATGTCATGGTCGCTGAAGAGTTAGACCCAATTAAAACTCTAAAATCAGCACAAGAAGTTAGATTAACAGGTGAATTAGCACAAGCTTCCCTTGCAAACTTTCAGTATGCAATGGGTGGTGGTACCACACAAGACGGTGAAATCGGAGCTGGTACAGACGGTGCTGCTGGTACTTCCGTAACTGGATACCATACATTCACTCCACCAACATCAGACACCTTTACCGAGTATGCACTTATTTTGCATGCTGACGGTCAAGCAGGTTCTGACAGACAATTCTGGATGCCTAGAACAGTGAACACAGGTTCATTCTCAATGGCACACCAAAAAGCTCCAGCTAAAGTTACTTTGGCTACAGAGTTTAAATTGTTAGTTCCAGAATCATCTGGATTAAATGTTGGTTCAGACGCAAGTGGTAAACACTACTTGTTCGTAGTCGTCGAAAATAGAAACGACAGTGACGAATTAGACATTAACTAATTTAATTAGATAGATAGGAGAAATCAAAAGTGGTAAAAGACTTTGACGAGGCTTATAAAGCCGACAAAGAAAAAATATTGCAGATTAAAGTAGCTGGAAAAAAATACGATTTACCGGCTACTTTACCTGCTAGAACGGTTCTTGCACAAATGAGATTTGCAAATGAATCAACTGTCCCAATGGAATACCTTCCAGAGTGGATTGCATCTTTAGTTGGTCAAGAAAATTTTGACCAAATGTTAAATGATGGAATGACATGGGACCAAATGAATGACTTATTAGTGTACTTATTAGAAGAGTACGGTCTTCAAGGAGCATCAGACGATACAGCTGGAGAAGTTGAAGACGAATCTGGAGACGAAGATTCCCCAAAATAAGTTGGACCTATGAGGACATACTTGAACTCTGGGGTCCGTTAGAAGCTGATTTTTTACGCTTTTATCAAATAGAAGAGCCGCTCGACATACGCTGGCATAAATTTCTTAGACTTGTTACTTACTTGCCGCAAGAGGATTCTATATTTTTTAGAATACTTTCTAACCAGCAATTAGAAGTAACTGAAGAAGGAAAGCTAGTTCAAAAAGAAAAAATTGATACAGTAAGTGCAAGAGAAGGTTTGCGTAAGCAACAGAGAAGACAAAACAGAGTGAGAAATAGAGTATCTTTAGATGATTTTATAGGCGAGACTGGAGGCAGCTATGGCGGCTAAAGGTGCAGGCGTAGCCCCAATTGAATTATCAGTTAAAGTAGATTTAGATAATGCTAATGATAAAGTAAAATCTCAATTAAGCAACATGACCAAACAAGTTGCAGGATTTTATGCTACGACAGGTCGTGCTATGGGAGCTATTGTTGGTGGTGCAGCTATTGGAACTATTGCTGGTTTAGGTGCAGCAATGGCATTAACTGTAGGTGCCGCTTCAAAATTTGAAGATTCTTTTGCCGGAATTAAAAAGACAGTTAATGCTTCAGAAGATGAATTTAGAAGATTATCTGTAGAAATAAGAGAGTTAGCAACAAATATTCCAATTGCTACTAATCAATTAAATCAAATTGGTGAGCTAGGTGGTCAGTTAGGTGTATCTACAAGTGGTCTTCCTGTATTCATAGATACAATCGCTAAATTAGGTGTAGCAACTCGTTTATCAACAGAAACAGCAGCTTTATCTTTAGCAAGACTTCAAACTATTTTTCAACTTCCAGAACAATCTGTTGACAATTTAGCTTCATCATTAGTTGACTTAGGTAACAACTTCGCAGCTCTTGAAGATGAAATACTTTCTACTGCACTAAGACTTGCAGCAGGTGCTAAAGTAGCTGGAGCCACAGTTGCAGACACTTTAGCAATTGCTACTGCTCTACAAGCAGTCGGTGTTCAATCACAAGCTGGTGGTACTGCTATGGCTCGTGTATTCCAAGCTATTACAATTGCATTACAAGGTGGAAATAAAGAATTAACTACATTTGCTCAGGTAACAGGTATGACTACTGAGCAATTTAAAGTACTAGCAAAAGAAAATCCCGCTCAAGCATTAAACGCTTTCTTAATGGGATTATCAGAAGCAGGTAAATCTGGTAGAAATGTTGTTGAGATTCTTGAAGCATTAGGTCTTAAACAGCAGAGAACAATCCGTGCTTTGTTAGCAGTAGCTGAGGCAGGAGACTTGTTAACAGATACTCTTAATACTGCAAATATAGCTTACGATTTAAATATAGCTTTACAGGAAGAAGCTAACAAACGATTCGAGACAGCAAAATCTCAAACTAAGTTAATGAAAAACGCTTTCACAGAATTAAGAATAGAAATGGGTAATTACTTTTTGCCTGCTTTGAAAAATATATTAGCTGGTATGACAGGGCTTGCTGAATCTATGACTGAAGCAGAAAAGAGAGCCGATGGTTTAAGCAAAGGTACAAAAATTGTAGTAGGAACATTTGCAACATTAGGTGCAGGTTTAGGTTTTATTATACCAGGACTTATATCTTTAAAGATTGCTGCACTTGGTGCAGAAATGGGAATGATTGCTTTTGTAAAAACAGGAGAGATTGCTAAAACTACACTTGCACAATACACTCTGACTCAAAGAGCTGCAATAGCAGCTGGTAAAGTACTGGCGGCAAACATAGGTTTGATTTCTGCGGCTCTTGCAGCATTGACTGTAGGATTTATAATTAATCAAGCTGCTAATGTGAAAGCCAGAAGGTCAGCTGAAGCGTACAACAAATCTCTCTCTACATTGATACCTTTAACTGAAAAACTAAGAGAAAGTGAAAAAAGATTACAAGACTTAAGAAGTCAAAAAAATATTCAAGGCAATATTGTCAGAATAGGTGCTGAAACTACTGCTATAAAACTTGCTGTAGCTGAAAACGAAGCATACGCAGAATCATACGAAAAAATATCAGCTGCTACAAATAAAGCATTTTTAAACATTCCTAAATATATGCCGGATTTAAGTCTTGAAGAAACTAAAGAAGCAGTTTCAGATTTTGACCAATTTTTAGCACAAAGACAACCATTAGATGAATTAATGCAGCAAGAACAAGAAGGTTCTATATTTTACATTGCGCCTCCTGAGTTATCTGAAGAGTTTGCTAAAGAGTTCGACATTAGTGTCGAAGATGCGAATGAAATTATATCAGGTGGATTTGATACTATAAGGTCTTTCTTGCAGGCACAAACAATAATAGACGAAAAAGCATTCAGCAAAGGTGGCCGAATATTAGATGAGTATGCTCAGGGAGTTGGTGCAGCATTTGGTCAAACCAAAGTATTTAATACTTATACAGCAGCTCAAAAAGATTTACTATTATCTAATCAAGAGTTTATTCAAGGATTTGAAATAGGGGCTACAAGACTTAAATTAATAGATGGTGAAACAGAAATGATTCTTGACGGACAAACAGAAATGTTTGAAGCATATAATAAAATGAGAGAAGAAAATTCTAACTTACCTGAAATATCAGAAATAGAATTTTTTCAAGACCCTGAAGCTACTCTGACAGTGTTTAAAGCAATCAACGGCATGTTGGATGATGTAAACGATGAACTTGAAGAAACTGTTGATATTGCTGACGATATATTAAATAAATTCTATGATGCTTTAGACCCTCTTCAAGCAATTAAGGGAACTTTAGAAGACTTTCCTTCTCCAGAATTTGTTTCTATTGACGATTTAGATGCAGCTAATCAAAAAGCTCAAGATTTACAAAATATATTAAATTCTGGTGTTTTCCAACTTATGGAAGCTGGATTTCCTGCGTTAGCTTTAAGTTTTGCTGATGGTAAATTAGAAGCAAAAAATCTCGGAACACTAATAGCAATAATAAATGATGGTATAGAAAACAATACTGACATGTTGCAAGTAAGAAATGATTCTTTAATTGATTCAAGTGATGATTATGCAGATTTTGCTATGTTGACAGAGGAATCATTAGGTAAAGCTCTAGATACACTTGACAGTACATATGGTATTACTGTCGGATTATTGGACGCAGAAGAACAAAGAGCCTCAGTCAATAGAGTTCTAGAAGATATACAATATAAAACAAAACAAGAAGGTGTTGATTATTTATCTATATTAAAACAGATTCTTCAAGACGAAAGAAATATAGCAAACCAAAAACAAGAACTATTAGATTTACAACAAGAAATTAATGATTTAGAAGCTGACTTAGTTTACGACAATATTGTTATAACTAATGCTAAACGAGACCAAGTTGAAAAAGCTGAAGCATTAGCTGAACTTAATGAAGTATTAGCTGAATTTGGTAGAGAAGGTGTTAAAACAAATGTAGAGAATTTAAATCTGTTACAAATGGAATTAAATATTAGCAGAATGCAAGACCAACTTGAAAACAAGATGGATAAGCGTAGACAAAAATCTCTCAGAGATAAAAAGAAAGAAATTAAATTTTTAGAACTAGCAGTTGAGCAAGGTGTAGTTGAGCAATTAGATTTAGATGCCGCTAGAGAAGAATTAAGTGAGATGGAAAATCCTCTTACTCAAAAAGAAATAGATATATTAAAACTTCAAAAAGATATTGCAAAAGCAGAGTACGATGCTGCAAAAGCAAGAGCAGAAGGTTTATCTCCAGAAGTAATTTCAGCTATAGAAAATTACAATGCTTCTTTAAATATAACTAAAGAAAGAGAAGAAGAAATAGCTGGTTTACAAAAAGATATAGAAGAAAACACAGCTGATTTAAATATAGAACTTGCAGAAAATGCAAAAAAATATCAAGACATAATAGACAAGTATCCAGGGTTTAAAGACAAAATAACTGAAGTAGCATCAATGATTGGTATTCCAGACGAAATGTTAACAAAATCTCTTGACAATATGGGTACAACTGTAGATAAGTTTATAAATTATGTAGATTTTGCTAAGAGATATGCAGAGCAAAATTTAAATGCAGGAAACTTTGACCCAGATAAATTTGTAAATCCTAAAGACTTTGACTATGGTAGCTGGGAAACTTCAGATGCGTATAGAAGCATGAATTATAAAGCAAGTACTTTAAATTCAAACAAACCTTTTGGTCCTCCTAAACCAGATGATTTACAGACAGGCCCAATAATGAGTCAAGGAAACTTTACTGGTAATGAACCTTATATAAATTCAAGCGGGAATAAAGTTTATCCTCAACCGGGAGTAACTGTGAAACGACCTACTGGTGGTGGGTTTAGTGCTTTTATAGATAATGTAGTAGGAGGTGTTAAAGATTTCTTTGCACCAGATGGACCTAGCTATCCTCAACCACACATTAAGGTAAAGCAACCTGAAGGTCAACAATTCCCTCTTTACAATCCTAATGAAAGCTTTGTTATAAAAGACTTAGCTAAAGAATATATATTAAATCCAATAGGGAAAGCAGCTAGCAGTATTAACTGGAACAAAGTATTGGATATACAAAGCACTTGGATGAATAACTACACAGGCGGAAATGTTCCTGTGGGTAGAACATCAGTAGTTGGAGAAATGGGACCAGAGGTAATAATGTCGACTCCTATGGGAACATCTGTATTTTCTAATAAAACAGGTGGGTATGGAAGCGGTGTTAATATTGAAAATATGAACTTAAATATTACAGGATTACCAGCAGACCCAATTACAGCTAGAAAAGTTGCTATAAATATAAGAAAAGAATTAACAAAACTTGAAAAAGAAGGTAATGCTGGAACAGGTTTAAGGAATAGATAATGATTGATAATAAAGATAAAGATATCTTAAAAGCTTGCAAATCAGATTTTGCTTGTGGTAACTATATTTATGAAAAAAGTAATGATACCTGTGAAAGATGTAGAACAAAGGATATGTGCTAATGGCTAATACTCATCAAGTAACAATAGGACATTTAAGTTTTACTTCTCCAGGAAACATAACATATAGTGGTTCTGGTTCTGAAAGACTTTATAGTATAAACGGTACACTTGCTCACACAAGCTCAAACAGTTTAGACCTAGCACAAAATTTATATATTAGAGATGAGTTAATAGCTATAGCTAATTATGACCAATTTTATCCTTTTACATATACCGGCGAGACAACTATGTCTGGTTATGTAAAAGTAGAGTCAGCAGATATAACTGTAGATAGATTTGCTGGTGCAGGTATTAAATATGCTATATCTTTAAAATGGCTAGGAAATCCCGGAGAAATAAGATTTGAGTCACAATTCTCTGGTGCATTGTTAGATAATGAACATAGTATTACTTCTACTACTTCTCAATTTTTTTCTATACCAGAACAAGCTTACTCAGTACACATACCTACTGTAGGAACTGGTACAACTCCTAATGTTGAAACTAGAATTGCTAGTTACGGAACCGGAACAGTTAACTTAAATTACTTTAGTGGTGCAAACATAAGAACAGACAATGTTGAATTTGAGTGTAACCCTATAGATTATTTAAAAGGCGCAGTAAAGGTTTCTACTAATGGAAAAGTTAGAAATGGTTTGTTAAGTCCTAATGATAATGTTGACCAAGCTGTTATAGAAAATGGATTAGTAAAGTTTGAGTTAACAAACAGTAATACAGAATCAAGATTTACAATATCACTTTGGGATAGTGATGATTGGAGAAGTGTAAAAGAGTTTGCAGTATCTAAAGGTACATCACAAACAGAATGGTTAGGTTGGAATACAGTACAAATTATTAAAAACTATGCTGAGTGTGCAACATTAAGATTTACTTCACAAGCAAACAATGATGGTAGTGGTAGGTTGACATTTGATGTTTCTCTAAGAAGAGGTTCAAGATACTTTAGCTTGATTGTCCATTCTTACGGAAATGCTGACGAAATAAGAATACAAAGAACAACCACAGAAGCATGTAGTTCTGGTACAGGTTATATTGTATCTTCTACAAATGATTCAGAGGGAAACTTCTTTATTCTTGGTTCGCCTAACACCTTTAGCGAAGATTTGACTGAAGGTGGAATTTACCTTACTGCTACACAAATAAAGGCATTTATAGGTTTTTGTTTTAACGGAACTTCTGCTGCTGGAGAAAATACTGCGGATAAAATGAGAGACGCATATTTTGATTATTTGTATGAGCATGTAAGGGTAATTCGTTCATGAGTGTAAATGAAAAATTAATGACTCCCGGCACATTTAATGTGCTATTAAATTTAGAAACAACACCAAACTCTGTTGTCAATAATATTGAGCCATGGGGCAATATAGTTCTTACTCCTACAAGAATATCTCCAGAAGAATTTACTGACGCACAAATTCGTGATATGGCTAGATATGTAGGTATTGTAACTTCTCAAGAAATTACAGAAGAAGGTATAGGTGTAAACGGTCAAGGCATACTTGCATATTTAGGTGATAATGATTCTCGCGGTATGGTTATTGCAAGAAATGCAGGTGTAGGTGCTGTAAGAAGTTATGTTAATGACACATTAGATGATGTAATTGATAGGATTGCTTCTACTCCTTATGGAATACTAAGAGATGAAGAAGCTAATCAAAGAGCTGTAAGAAAAGGTACAGTAACTGAAGTTGATTTTGATACAACAGTATTATTACTTAACTTTGAAGGAACTGACGGAGATACTACAACTACTGATAGTTCTCAATATACACAAAATCAAATAATTACATTATTAGAAGCAGAAATAACTACTGACCAAGCTAAATATGGAAATAGTAGTCTTGGATTTTTTCCGGCTGGATATGTAACAGTTGCTGATAGACCAGAGTTAGATTTAACATTTAGAGATTTTACAATTGAATGGTGGGAATATAGAACATCATCTACTGGTAATCCTACTGTAATGGCTAGAAATAATGATACTTATTCTCCTTGGATAGCTGGTAAATTAGTTAGCGGTAATAATAGATTTCTTGTAACACATGACGGAGATGGTTATAACGAATCAGAAGATTTAAATATGAATATGGGTTCTATTAACTTAAATCAATGGAATCATTTTGCTGTATCTCGTCAAGGCGGAAAATTTAGAACATTTAAAAATGGTGTTAAAGTTTCGGAAGCAACTAGAGATGAGCTTTACATAAGAGTTAGTTCTGAATCTTTATATATTGGTAGAGGTCAAGGAGGAAACTCATTTTCTGGTTATCTCGATGGAATGGTAATAACTAGAAGTAATGCAAAGTATTGGGAAGACTTTACACCAAGTGCTACTGCCCCTACAGCACAGACTGGTGATAAAACTTATACTGGTAAACATTATATGGAATCTGCATATAAGGCTATAAAAGATATTTGTGTAGCTTTAGGTGCAGAGTTCAAAATGAACAATGACGGAACTATAGATGTAGGTCCACCTTCTGCTTTATTTACTGGACATGAAAACGATACACCAGAAGGAATGATTGTCAGAGATTTATCTGGTGCTGACCCACAGATAAAAGGTTATTCTGGAATAGATTTAAGTACAGAGTTTAACGCAGAAGATTATGTAAGCCGTGTAGAACTTATAGCTTCTAACTATGGTGTAGAAATAAACTTAGGACAAGCAGACGCTAAAAGTGTTCCTTATAAAGATTTGTTTGGTAATACATTAGAGAGAATACAGATATTATCTGAAAATGATGTACCAGATTCGTTAAGAGATATAAGAGCAGAAGCATACTTAAATGAATACAATAAAATACAAAAAACTTTAAATGTAGGTTTAGAAGATTATGATGTCTCTGGAGATATTGGTGTAGGAGATATTATCTTTGTCTGGGACCCAGATGTAGGATTTGAAGATACAGACAATGACGCTAATTTAGAAAACAGAGATAAACACGAGATAACTTATCAAGGTCAAATATTACACCCAATAAAAATTAGAGTTATGGGACTTAGCTTTCCTATAACAGATGAGATGGGTGTTTTCTATAGAGATGGTGATGGTAACTATACAGACTTGACAGATTATGTAGAGTTTGAAGTTGGAGTAACTCAAATAGAAGTAGGTTCTACTACAAGAAATATAAACGAAGATTTAAGAGGCTCTGCTTCAATAATTGCAGTTGGTGGTACTAATGAATATACAGTACCAGACGCACCTACAGGTTTTACTGCTGCTACTGGAACTTATCAAGATGGAACAGGTAGGCCTTTTGCTTTTGCTAAGTTAAGTTGGGAACAACCTACTAACACTGACGGTTCAAGAATTACTGATGGAAATATGTATCGCGTAAGATACAGACAAGTTGTTGATAGTGATGGTAATAATTTAATTGACCAGAACGATAATCAAGTTACTGATTATGAATACTTAACAGTAGAGTTTGGAACTACATCTGTAGTTATAAAAGGTTTAGGTTCACAAAACACTTATGAGTTTGGTGTAGCCGCAATTGATAACTCTGGATTTTCTGGAGGATTTAGCGTGCTATCAGCAGTAGCTATGCCAGCAGACGCAACTGTACCACCAGAACCATTACCTCCAACAAATACTTATGGAACTATTGCTGGTAACCCTACTCGTGTGCAAATTCAACATAACTTAGGTGCAGCTAAAGACGCAGACGGTAATCCTATTTCCAACCCTACTAACTTTTCTTTACCAGTAGATATTGACCACTTAAATGTTTATCGCGGTCTGACATCAGATTTTACAATTAGCTCTAGTAACTTAGTAGGACAAATAGAAGCAAAGTCAGCTCATGTTACTTTAGGAATACCTGCTATTGGAGATTTTCCTTCTAGCACAGAGGGTGTTGCGTATTATAAAGTTACAGCAGTTGATGTTGCTGGTAACGAATCAGACCCTTCTACAGCAGGTGAAGTAACAGAGGTTTTAATTAATACTCAATTTATATCTAACGCTGCTATTACAAGCGCAAAGATAGAAGACTTAGCAGTTACTAGTGCAAAAATAAATAGTTTAGAAGCTGGAAAAATAACAGCAGGAACTATTAGCGGTAAAGAAATTATTATAGATACAGATAGCTCTGACCCATTAAACCCTGTACTAGGAACAATAAGAAGTGACAACTATGTTAATGGTACTGCTGGTTGGATAATTAAATCTGACGGAACAGTTGAGTTCGAGGGTGGAGAGTTCCGTGGTACACTTAGAGCTGGGGAGATACATATAGGATAATGGCAATAGCAGACGGATTTCATGTAGATAGCAACGGAAACCTTTGGTTAGGTTCCGATAGAGAAACTTTTGACGCAACAACTCGTTCGGAAGCACCATTCTATGTTTATGCTAGTGGAGACTTGGTTGCTAATTCTGGAACTTTTTCTGGAAATGTGTCTGGTTCAACAATAACTGGTGGAAGTATAAACATTGGTAATGGTACATTTCAAGTAGATTCATCTGGTAATTTAACAGCAACCTCTGCAAGTATTTCTGGTGTTATATCTGCTGGTGGTGCTGCAAATGACATTAATAATAACTCTACTCAAATAAGTGGTGGAAAAATACAAGCTAACTCTTTAGATGTAAATAGCGTTATTACAAATGATTTATCTTTTACAAACTTATCTATAAGTTCACAAAATATTATAGATACACTTGTTAACAACGCAATATTAGACACAATAACTAGTGGAGCTATATCAGATACTAAATTAGGAAATATTAGTGCTAATAAAATTACAGCTGGAACTATGTCTGCTGACAGAATATCTGGTGGTTCTATTAACGCAAATATTATTACAGGAGCAGCTTCTCTTACAGGTTTAAATGTAACAGCTAATGGTATAGGTGTAATCGGGGGAATATCTTTAAACAATAGCGATATAACTCAAGCAGCAGATATTACTGCTAATGGAACAATTTCTGGTGGAACTATTTCTGGAAGTTCTATATCTGGTGGTACAGTAAGCGGTAGTACGGGTACATTTTCTAGCACAGTAAAAGGTTCCCAATTTCAAAGTTCTTCAAATTCATCAAATGTAGGTTTTGGTACTAATCATGTTTATTTAAGAGGAGGAGGAAGTACTGATTTTGCTGCTAACGCTAGTCAAAATACTTCATACAGACATTTAAGACCAAGCGGTTACAACACACTAGACTTAGGAAGTTCTGGTAGTCGTTGGAGGGATATTTATACACTTGGTGCTGTTGATACTTCTGATATAAATTTAAAAACAGATGTAGAACCACTTGCTTTAGGTTTAGATTTTTTAAATACATTAGATACTATACAATTTAAGTGGGCTGAAACAGAAGAATCTCCAGCTGGTGTCAGAACACACGCTGGTTTTTCTGCTCAAGATATAGAACAAAAATTAATAGATTATGGAGTTCAATCAAAGGATTATGCGTTATTTACAAACTCACAAATAACAGAGGGAACGGATGACCCTATTTATGGATTAAGAACTAAAGAACTTATATCTATTCTCACTAAATCTATACAAGAACTCTCAGCTAAGAATGATGAGCTAGAATCAAGATTGGCAGCTTTGGAGGGATAATGGCTGAAGAGGTAAAAAAAATAAAACCAAAAAGTAATGGTTTTGAATATAAATTATTAAATCACGCAGACAAATTGGGTCTGTTATTAGAAGCAATGCTTGATTATGAAACAGTATTGTTTAATCACAATATTAATATGTTAGACGAAAATCATTCAGATTATGCTGCATGGAAAGCTACTAAAGATGAAATAGAAGCTGAGATAATGAGACTAAGATTTTTGTATGAAAAATTAGGAGGTAGTTGGGATAACTTTCAAGATATAGGAATTGAAAGATATGACGAATATGGCGAACCTATCTAATGGCCCAAGTAACACATTCTGATTTAACACTGGAGATGGCGACTGACCCATCTTATACATATACATTTGAAGGATATCAAGCAAGTAATTACATAGTAAGTATTGAATCTCTTAATGACATTCTTTATTTAGACGGTAAATCTATATTTTCTGATGGTGCTTTATCAATAGGTACAACTAATAGCAATCCTATATATTTAGGTGCTGATTCTACTGAATACTTAAAAATAGAAACAGACGGAAAGATTAATTTTCTTTCCGGCAAGATGTCTATAAATGGAGATACAGGAACTGTTGGTCAATTCTTACAAACTGATGGTAATGGTAATATTTCATGGGCAACTATGGATTACACCCAGAATGCTTTTAGTAATATAGCAGTATCTGGAGAAGTCACAGTAACAGCAGATAATACAGAAGATACATTAACTCTTGTAGCTGGTTCTGGTATAGATATATCAACCTCTGGTAATAATATAACAATTGCTAGTGACAGTACAGCACATAATACATTTAAGTATATGGATGTTATTGCTGGTGCAGGTCAAGCTAGTGGTAGTACTATTGAAGCCGACAATCAAAACGATACTCTTACTTTTGTAGCTGGTCAAGGAATAGACTTAGATTTTAATACACAAAATGACAGAATAACCATATCGTCTGTACAAGTAGGTGAATCAAACCAGAATGCTTTGTCTAACATTACAGTATCCGGACAAAGTACAATTTCATCTAGTTCTCAAACAGATAGTATTGAATTAGCTACTTCTACAGATAGAAACAAGCTAGAAATAACTACAGATACATCATCTAACACTGTAAATCTAAAAGCTGTCTTACCAAGAACTTTAAGTATGAGTGGTAGAATACCAACAAGGCTAAGTGACGGTACACTATCTGGAATGCCTGTTAAAAACCACTTTGTCAACCGTACAGTATCTGGTGCAGAGGTAAGTGGTGGCGGAACATCAGTAGGTTTTAGTACTCGAGCTGTTGTTTGTAATGAAGCAGACGGAACTAAACATAAAATAACAATGCCTGCTTCAAATGATAATAGTCTTTTACTTAGTTTAAGAAAACCAGACGACTCCTTACAAGAGTTTGAAATAGACATGGCAGAGAGTAATTTATAAATGGCAGTTAAAAGTCCAATTAGGTATGTGTTCGATGGCGATGGTAATATTGTCGAATTTTCCGAGTTTCAAGCAGCAGATTTTATTGCAATATCTGACGGTGGTACTGGGGCTACAACAGCTTTAGGTGCTGCACAAGCTTTAGGTTTAGAAATAGGTGTAGATGTTCAAGCCTATGATATAAACTTAGACCAATTAGCTGCTTTAAGCCCAACAGACTCAAACTTCATTGTTGGTAATGGTTCAGAGTGGGTTGTTGAATCTGGCTCTACAGTAAGAGATTCTTTAGGTTTAGGAACATCTGATGATGTTCAATTCAACACAATACTTACATCAAATTTAACAGTTAGTGGTCCTTCTATAGCATTAGAGGGAGCTACTGATGACGCTTTTGAAACTACTTTATTAGTTACAGACCCAACTGCCGATAGAACAATTACTTTTCCAGACGCAACCGGAACTGTAGTACTAGATAGCCTTGCACAAACTTTAACAAACAAAACTATTGACTATGACGATAACACTATACAAGATTTTGAGTTAGGTGCATTTAAAGCCTCTGTCATTGTTACAGAAGCAGAAGGTATTGGCTCTAACGATAGTGATACACAAATTGCAACTACCGCTGCAATTATTGACTATGTAGGAGCACAACTTACACTTGAAGATTTAGACTTCGCAGGTGATACTGGAACTGGTGCAGTAGATTTAGATAGTCAATCACTTACTATTGCTGGTACTACAAACGAAATAGAAACTAGCGCTAGTGGTCAGACTTTGACAATTGGTTTACCAGATGATGTCACCATAACAAACAACTTAACAGTAGATGGAACTTTTTATTCAGATGATATAACTGCTGCTTCTATTAGTGCTACTGGTGATGTAACTATCACAGGAAACTTAACAGTTCAAGGTAGTACTACATCAGTAGAATCTAATACAGTAACTATCGGCGACGCAATACTAGAACTTAACGCAGATGAAACTGGAGCACCTAGTGCTAATGCTGGTTTAGAAGTAAATAGAGGAACAAGCACAAATGTAGATTTACTATGGGACGAAGCTAATGATAGATGGACTGTAGGAGCTTACGACTTTGTAGCCGCTAACTTTATCGGAGATTTGACAGGAACAGCTGATGTAGCTGACGCTTTGTCTTCTGCGGTAACGGTAGAGATTACAGGAGATGTAACTGGTTCTGCAACATTTACAAATGCTGGAGATACTGCAAGTATTACAGCAACTATTGCAGCTGATAGTGTTGCTTTAGGAACTGATACAACCGGTAACTATGTAGAAGATATTACTGCTGGAGATGGTCTTGCAACTACAGGTACAGCGAGCGAAGGTCAAACACCAACTCTTTCTGTAAATGTAGATGATAGCTCTATAGAAATAGATACAGATATATTACAAGTTAAAGCTCTTGGTGTTACAAATGCTATGCTTGCTGGTTCTATAACAAATGCAAAGTTAGTAAACAGCGATATCACATTTACAGATGGAACTACTCCTAGCGACATAGCTCTTGGCGATACAGTAACATTTACAGGTGGTACTGGTGTAACAATAACTAATACTGCCGGAAACTTTGATTTTAGTTTTGACATAGCAGAAGTAAAAGCTGATATAGATGAATACGCACAAGACGCACTTTATGACGCATTTACAGCTGGAACTCAAACAAGAATAACAGTTGCTTATGATGATAATGGAAACTCAATTAGCTACACAGTTGAAGATGATTTATCTCTTTATGACAACACTACTTCTGCTTTCATAACTGCAAGTAGTACAGATACACTTACAAACAAAACTTTTGACGCTAATGGTACTGGTAACAGTATATCTAATATTGAAGTAGCAGATTTAGCTGCCTCTGCTGTAGTAACAGAATCCGAAGGCATAGGTTCAAATGATAATGATACAACTATACCTACATCTGCTGCTGTTGTAGATTATGTAGCTGCTCAAATTACTTTAGAAGATTTAGATATAGCTGGTGATACTGGAACTGGTTCAATTGACCTAGATTCTCAAACATTAACAATAGCTGGTGGAACTGGACTTGATACTACTGTATCTGGTCAAACAGTAACAGTAGATATTGATAGTACTGTAGTTACATTAACTGGAACTCAAACTTTAAGTAACAAAACTCTTGAAGCTACAACTATAGCTGGACATCTGATACCCGACACAGATGTTACCTATGACTTAGGTTCTAGTTCTAATAAATTTAGAGATTTATACTTAAGTGGTTCTTCTATTTACTTAGACACAAACCAAGTTAATCTTAACTCTGGAAACTTTGAGTTTACTGATGGTTCAAATGTTATAACAATGCCTATCGCTTCTACTGACACTTTGGTCGCTAGAGATACATCAGATACAGTAACTAACAAAACTGTAGTTGATACAGACAACACAATGGTTAAAACTATTGTTGTAGATGTACATAACAGTAAATTTAGATTTGATGGACACGAAGATTCAGTATTAAACCTTGAATCTAATAAAACTTATAGATTTGATTTATCACACTCATCTCTTTCTACAGATAACTTTGGATTTTCAGAAACAGAAGATGGTATTCATACAGTAGTTAGCTCTACTTTTGTAACAGATGAGTTTGACCCATCACAAATTATTTCAGACACAATTACATTTACAGCTGCTCATGGTCTAACAACTGGAGATGAGATTCAGTATGACCAAAATGCTGACTTTGAAATTGACGGTTTAACAAGTGGGACTGACTATTATGCAATAGTAGTAAGTACTACTGAAATACAAGTTGCAGCTTCTGCCTCAGACGCAAGTGCTGGAACACAAATAAGTATTGCAAATGGTAGTGCTACAACTAACCAATTATTTAGAACATATACCTACACCTATGGTAGTGAATACACAACTGGATTAACTACTGTTGGTACACAAGGTCAAGCAGGGGCTTATAAAGAAATAGAGTTTCATACTAATACACCTACTCTTTTCCCATTCTCTACAGCAAATTCATCTATAGGTGGTAATGCAAAAGGTAGAGCAGAAGCTACTGGTCGTTATGTCTCTGTAGATAGTGCAGACAGTTTAGAAAATAAAACAATTGACCTAGAAGCTAATACAATAAAGATTACTTATGCTGTAACTGTTGCAGTTGGTTCTGATGGAAACAATAAATATTTCATAGATGGAGAAGAAACTGCTTCATTAGCACTTGTATCTGGATTTAGATATATCTTTGACTTATCAGATTCTTCTACTGCTACACACCCATTTAGACTTAATGACGAAAAAGATGGTACAGGAACTGACTTAACAGCAGGTGTTACTTATTCTGGGACACAAGGAACTTCCGGAGCATACGCTCAGATAGATGTCAACTCTACTACACCAGACTTAGTTTTCTACTACTGCACAGCACACTCCGGTATGGGTGGTAACTCAGTATTTACTGTTGCTGGTTCAGACTTATCTACACAAACAACTGATGATTTGACACAAGGTACTTCAAATCTTTATTATTCAGATACTTATGTAAATAACCACTTACAAGGTGGAACTGGAATAACATATTCTAATGGAACTATAAGTGTTGATTCATCAATGATTACAAACCAAACTGCATTTTCTGGAACTGTAGATACTGCACAAGACTTAGTCTTGATGTGGGATAATTCAGCTTCAGATTTAAGAAAAACAACAATAGCAGATATTTTAGCTAACGCTGGTGCTGGAAGTATGTCCAGCTTTACATTTACTGATGGAACATTAAGTACACCTATAACTGATGGAGATACTGTAACTGTCAATGGTACTACAAACGAAATAGAAGTTGCTGTTGGAACAGATAGTATAACAATTGGTTTACCAGATGAAATATATGCAGACTTACATGGTGCAACTCATACTATAGGTAAAAATGAATCTGGTGGTACATTAGCAGTTGGAACACCAGTTTATATTTCTGGACAATCTGGTCAAGGAACAGAGTTTACTGTAGATGTAGCAGACGCAGATGGTTCTGGAACAATGCCAGCAATTGGTATTATGACAGCTGCTTCTAACAACAACTCTGAAGCAGACATTATTACATACGGTAAGTTTATAGGATTAGATACTTCATCATTCTCAGTAGGAGATGAGTTATATGTTGGAACTGGTGGAACACTTGTAAACACTCCTCCAACTGGAGAAAGTGCTTCACTTCAAAAGATAGCAAAAGTTATTAGAGTTCATGCTTCTAGTGGAGAAATTTATGTTATGGGTGCTGGTAGAAGTAATGCAGTTCCTAACTTAAATGATGGAAATATCTTTATAGGTAATGCTTCTAACCAATCTACTACAGCTTCATTAGATACTAAAATTTCAGACTATTTAGGAGCTGGTGGAGATATCACAATTGGTGGTAACTTAATAGTTCAAGGTACAACTACAACAATAGATTCTACAAGTATTAATGTACAAAATGCTTTTGTCTTTGAGGGTACAACAGATGACGCATTTGAAACTACATTAACAGTTGTAGACCCTACTGCTGATAGAACAATTAGCCTTCCAGATAATGATGGAACAGTATTACTAGATTTACCTTCAATAGTCTCTGGAAGAACAGTACATAGCGGAACTCTTGATACAACAAATGATACTGTTTTACTTTATGACGCTTCTATAACAGCGCTAAGACAAATATCTATATCAGCATTGTTAGCTTCTGCTGGTTCTGGAAATATGTCAAGTTTCTTAGTCGCAGCAGATAGTGGTACATCAGAGTCTGTAACTGACGGACAAACATTAACTATTACAGGTGGAACAGGAATAGATACAACTGTATCTGCTTCTGATACTGTAACTATAGATATAGATAGTACAGTTATTACAACTAGTTCTTCTGTTAATGATTTATCTGATGTAAATGCTTCTGGTGCTCAAAATGAACAAGTATTACAATACAATTCTAGTGCTGGAGAATGGCAACCAGCTTATGTATCTGGTGGTGGCGGCGGAGGAACACCAGACGCTATTCAACTTATAAACTTTTTAGGTATAGAAGAATACATACCAGTAACTAACTCTGAACTTCAATTTACTGAAACTGACGGTACAACAGATACTTCTGACCCATTACCAATTACAGGTTCTGTATTAGATTTTCAAGAAACAACAGATGGTGTTACATTTACAGATGATGATATTCAGTTATCTGTATCAAGAGAAACATTCCAAGTTATATCTAACGAAGAAGGAACTACATCAGTATCTACTACTGAAACAACAGATACTGTAAGTATTTTTACAAATGGTAAGAAGAGATTGGTTGTAGATGAGTTAGGTGTTGCTATAGGTGAAGATGGTATGGGTTATAGAAATAATGATACATACGATGAATCACAAACAGTTCCCGTAAGTCAAAACATGATGATGGTTGGACCAATAACATTTGGTGGAACTATAACTGTCCAAGGAAGATTGGTGGTAGTATAAACTTATGTCAAGAATAGAAGTTAATGAAATAGCTAAAACACCTACAGGTACAGAGGTTACTTTAGATTCTAAACTTGTTTTAGATGACACAATTCAATTAAAGAATTATACAACTTCTCAAGTTTCTGCTATTTTAAATCCATCAGATGGACAGATGGTTTTTAATTCTGAAAGCGGTACTGTTCAAGTTTATAGAGAAATAACATCTTTATGGACAGATGTTGGTGGTACAGAACATACACAATCGTTTAATACAATTATTGCAACAGGTCAACCTAATATAACTACAACAGAGCAAAACGATACTCTTACATTTGTCGCTGGTAACGATATAACTCTTACATTTAACAGCGCTAATCAATCTATACAAATAGACCATGACGGATTAGATACTTCTGCTGTAGCACAAAATATTGTTGCAGACGCTGATAGTACAAGAGATTTAGGAACAACAGATACTAGATGGGCTAATGTCTATCTTGATAGAATTTATATAGGTAATATGGATATACAATCTATTAACCTTGGTGTAAACTCTGACAAGCTAGTCGTATCTGACCAAGTAGAAGTATCTGGAATTATTGAATCATCTAATACAGGTGGAACAGGTATTCCTGTAGAAGGCGGTTTGAATCCAGACTCAATTAAAACAGATAGTTTATCTGAAAAAACATCAGCTGCAAATATAGATTTAGAAAATAATTTAGTATTGGCTAGCGGTGTAACAATAGACTTTACTGCCGGTTCTGCTACAGGACTATCGGGTGGTGGTGGCGGAACAAACATGAACTTACTCATGAATGGTGCTTTTCAAGTTTGGCAATACGGAACAGCCGGAACACAAACAAGTAACGGAAGACCTCAAAGTGCAGATAGATGGGTTACTACTACTAATGTATCTGCTATTACACAAGCTACTTTTGCACAAGGTCAAACAGATGTTCCTAACAATCCAGAATATTATGCTAGGTGGAACAGTTCTAGCACTGGTACTTGCATTATGGAGCAAAGAATAGAGGGTGTACATACAGCTCAAGCACAAAATGTAACTTATAGTTTTTGGGCAAGAACAGCCTCTGGAACTAAAACATTAGATGTTCAATTTACACAACAATTTGGTGTAGCTGGTGGATTTTCTCCTGCTGTAACAACAGCTGGTAGTTCGCACAGTATCGATACTACATGGACACAATATAGTGGAACTGTATCAATTCCTAGTACTTCTGGTAAGTCACTAGGTACTGCTTCTAATCAAGCTATTCACGATTGTCTAAAATTTCAATTTAAACACAGTGGTTCTTCTTTTGATATTTACTTAGCAAATATAAAAGTAGAAAATGGTGGTAGTGTAACTGCTTTTGAAATACCTCATTACAACGAAGAACTTACAAAGTGTGCAAGATTTTTTCAAAAAGTAGGTGCTGGGACAAGTGCAATTATTGGTTGGGGTGGTGGTTCTCGTAATAATGTTTTTGACGGAATACTTCCATATAAACTAGGACCTATGTATAGATTTCCTACAAAAATACACTCTGGACAGTATCGTTTTGTTAGAGGTATTTATAATGAATATGGAAACTACTTGAACCATAACTTTAATTCACATAAAGACGATGTAGGTTGGGGTTGTTGGAATGTAGATATTGGTAATAACTTAACAAGCTATTTTGTGACTATTGCAGGTGGTAATAGCAGCATGAGATGGTATTGGGACGCGGAGATACAATAATGGAAGCAGCAGAAGATAGACAAATATTAGAGAACATAGATTATATTGAAAAATGTTGGGGACCTAGCGGAGATTTAGAGCTAATTAATATTTGGTTTATAGATGATATAGATAATATATCTTGCAATCCAGATTACGAGAACACTGAAGGAGACTATTGGTGTGATATGGTAAGTAATTGGATAGCAATAGAAGGTAATGATTTTACAGAAATAAGGTATCCAACAGATGAGTAAGATAACAGTTGACCAAATAGAAACTACTGGTGGCAGTAAGTTAATTATTAATGATGGTATATCATTCAATATACCTGTAAGAATAAAAAACTATACTACTGCGCAAGTTAATGCACTTACCGGTATGGAAATTGGTGACTTAGTTTACGATACAGATGTAGAGCTACTCAAAATATATAGTGGTACAGATTGGTTAGAAGTTGCAGGTGCTCCTAACGAATTTGATGTCATTAATGAAAGTACATTAGCTACTGGTGTAACTACTGACGGTGTATTACATAAAGACGGAGAAGTTTACACCGATAATATATACGAACAAAACTTAAATGCAGGTGTAACTATTGATGGTACTTTGATTAAAGATATTGGAATTGAAACTAACACGATTAACGAAGCTACTGCAAATCAAGGTGTAACAATAGAGGGCTCTGTTCTAAAAGACGGAGGTATAACTGTAGCAGGAGATATACTACCAGATACAGATTCAACACATGACTTAGGTAGTACTACTTACAAGTTTCAAGATTTACACTTAGCTGGTTCAACAATCTATTTAGGTGCAAGAACAATAACTGCTGATTCTAATGATTTGAAAGTAGATGGCGGTATAAAAGCTGATAGCATATCTGAATTTACTGCTGCTGGTGGAATAACTATTCCTTCTGATATAACATTTACAGGTGAACTAGATATGACCAGTGCTACTGGTGTAGGATTTCCTACTGGTAAAGTAGGTAACTGGGAATACTCTTTCTCTGATACTGAACAAACATTTGCAGTTCCTTATACTGAAACAGGTATAGAAATTACCCCACTTACAACTACAATAGTTCCTACACAGGGTAACTCTAATATAATGATTATATTGACACTATATGGAGAAGCACAGGCCCACGATATGATGGGATATTTTAGTAGGACTGTATCGGGCTCTCCGGAAGTTGCATTGAAACCTACAGCTATCACAGGACAAAGAGGTTCTTTTATGGTTGGTAACTATCCAGATGGTGATTATTCCAGTACACCTTATCAAACAAATTATACTTATATTGATAGTCCTGCAACCACTAGTTCAACTGTTTATAAACTTTATTTAGCAAGAACTGGTAATAGTACTGTTAACTTTAGATTTAATGGAACGATAAATACAAGTACAGCTTTAAACTATGAAAAAGGTCATTCAACAGTAACATTATTGGAGCTATTAGCATGAACAGTCTAAATGACTTTTGGATATCAGAGGCGATATTATCTTTATCTCCAAATTCATTATTTGTAGTTTCTGGTGCAACAGAAGACGATATTAGCTGGAGTAATGATGTTGAACACCCATCTTGGGAAGACATAGAAGCTAAAGCACAAGAGTTATTAGATAATTATTTAGCTAAAGAATATCAAAGAGATAGAAAAAGCGAATACCCATTAATTAGAGAACAATTAGATAAGTTATTTCATGACATTGAAAATGGAACACTTGATACTACAGGAGAGTTTTACAACGCTATAAAAGCAATTAAAGATAATAATCCTCAACCAGAAGAAGGTGAAGCCTCGTGATATATAAAATTGTAAACGAATTATTCGTGGTAAAATTTAATCAATCCCTATTACTTTTGATGGAGAGTAACTAATGAGTACTATAAGAGTAACAAACATTGAATCATTAGACGCTTCTAATGACCCAGTTGTATTTAACTCTGATATACAAATGAACTCTGCGTTAACAATCTTGAATAAAACACAAGCAGAAATTGACGCTATATCAAGTCCATCAAGGGGACAACTAATTTTTAATACAGATAAAGGCATTATGACCCAGTACAACGGAACTAAGTGGATAAAATACAACGCTAGTAAATTAAATGTAGGATTGTGGGTGGCTCTTGGCTAGAAAAATAATTCAGTCATATTATACAATTGACGCTGCTAACGATACAATAAAATTTCCTGATTATGTAAAGAAAGAAGAAATATATTTAGTTGTTGATGTAGATACTGGAACAGAATTAGTAAACTTTGTTGACCCAGAACTTGCTGTAAATACATGGAGCTGGAGTGAAGCTGATGAAGAATTAACAATCACTACAGTTGCAGATTTAAGTGCATTAGGTGTAACAGACAGTTCTAACATACAAATTATTGTAGATAGACCTCTTAACGAAATAGAGGTAGCGGACTCTCTCTTAGACCCAGTACATAAAATTCGTGTATCAACTCCAGAGAACTTAATTGACACCGACTTTGAGTATGGTCTTCAGCCTACTAAATGGGAAACATTAGAGCTATCAAACAATGTTCCTTCTTTTTATGTTGCAGATGGTGACTCTGCTTTACAAATAGTTACAGGAATTACTACTAAAGCAGGTTCTGATATTGTTACAGTTACTTGTAGTGACGAGCATGGACTTGTTATTGGTACACCTATAGACGCACAAGGTTTAACATCTAGAACTGCTGAAGGTAAGTTCCTAATTAAATCTGCTGATACAACAACATTTACTTATCAAGCAAATGCTGTACAACCAAATACAGGTTCGATAGGTTCTATTTATTCAACAATAACTCCGGGAAGATTTTATGCTGGTTCACAAATAACTTACGACAAAGATACAGGTGTTGAAACAGATGGACAACCTCAATCAACACTTAGTATTACCACACCAAATCCTCATGGTTTTGTTGATAATTCAAATTTTTATTTAGTAAATACTGTTGCAACTAAAACACTTAAAGTAACAGAAACAACTACATCTAACGCACCAGATGGTCGACCTTATGTAGATTTTGATGATGAGATAACAGTAACACCTACTGTAGATTTAACTAAAACAGAAACTAAAGCATGGAGACCTCCACATTCAATTAAGTTTGACGCAACTGCTGTTAACTTAGCAGCAGATAGTATTAACTGGCCAAATCACAGAATGAGAAACAATGACACAGTTCTTTATGTACCACCTTCTGGAGATACTCAAATAGGTGGTTTAGATAGATTTGATTTTTATTATGTAAAAGTACTTGATGACGACAATATTCAACTTACAACATCAAGAGATGGCTCCGCTATAAACTTTACCAACACAGGTTCATACAACTATGGTAGAGCAATGATAGGTATGGTTTACGAAATTTGGAGAGGTCGTGGTAACTACAGAGATTCTTACGGTTATGCTTATCCAGTATCATATTATAACAATGGCGTAGGTTCTGGTTGGGATATGAATCAGTTTGATGAAGCAGCAGGTGGTTACGGATTAAGCGGTGGTGCAGATGAAGCATGGAGAACTATTGATAAAGTTATGCTTTGCTCAAGAACTAATCAAAGAATTGAAGATTATTTAAAAGACGCATATACTTATGGACCTCAACAAGATTCCACAAATTATGTATTTCCAGAAACAGGAACTAAACCAAATAGGTGGAACTTTATAGAAGATGACGCTCATTGGATAGACTCTACTTGGTTTTTTAATCGTGATTATGCAGGAAGACCTTTTAGAACAGCTAATGGTGGTTATTGGAGATTTAGAAAACAATATAACTACAATGGTGGTTATAGATACTTTGGTGCATACTCTGGAACTAGAGATGTATTCGTAGTACCACTTATTAGAGATGATGAAGCTGATACTTTTTATTCTCAAAACTTAGAATTAGCAGATAATGATGATATAGATTTAACTATTACTTCTGGTGATTTAGAAGTAATAACAGGAGCTTCCACAAATAGAAACTTAATTTTAGAAAGCACTGTAAGTGCAGGAACCTACCAAATAGAAAAAGTTGGTAATGATAGATTTAGATTACAAAGTGGTGGAACAACTCAAAGAATTAGAGAAGCAACTGGTGTTTATGGTTGGGCTGGTACAACAGCTAATAATGTTAAGAACAGTTTCTATTTAGCAGAACACGCATTAAATCAAGATTCAAATATCACTATAGACGCAACACAAGGAAGTTTACCTAGTGCAACAACTGGTGCTTTAAATCCTGTAAATCCAGATACAGTTACATACGAGTTTTCTCTTATTAAAGATGGTATAACTGATTTCTTTACAGCAAATACAGGTAGAGTAGATATAGTAACCTCAGCTACTCCGCAATCTGGATACATAACTAATGGTGTAAGAAGCGGTAGTACAAAGAGCTATCAGTATGTTTCTACTAGTCAAATTACAACTAGATTCTGGTCTCCTGTTGACCAATCAACACAGCAAGTAACATATTTACCTACAGATATATCTGAAGATGAAGTTTATTATCCTTATGACGGAAACAGACACGAAGCATATTTACCTACTTTAGTTGGTAGTGATTTCCAAGCTAACTCCACAATTCCTTTCTGGGCAAGTCTTAGAAAGTTTAATGAAGTAAATGGTGCAACATACGCAAGATATGAACAATACTTATATCTATATCACAGAAGTGTAGGTGGTAGAACTTATACTGGTTCTGAATTAAATACTAGAAGTTATTCTGCTGCTAATAATAACTATTACTGGTCAGCTTCTTGGCAGAAAAACTATGGTAACTCTACAGGACAAGATGTAGATACAATATTAATTTCATACAAAATTAGAAACAGAAGCTTATTTGACAGTAATGCTTGGATGGTGTCTTATAGATATCAAAATGGTGACCAGTTGTATGTTTATAACTACAACAACTCTTATGAAGAAGACTTACAAGGATTAATATGTTTACAGGTAGAAGAAACATTCTTCTGGGACAATACAATACTAGAAGACTTTATGGAAACTATCATAGATTCTTATGATACAGGAATGATATATCCTACATTAACAAATCAAACTACATATAAAGTAAATGTACTAACAAATGACCGAATACAATTAAAGAGTGATACTGGATTAATAATAGACTTGGCTTCTGCTGGTGGTAATGACTTAGCATTTACAACAGACGCAGAAATAGGTATTGTTGATGGTGCATATTCAGCTTCAAATGTAACAAGTACAGGTTGGGACTTTACTACTAATTTCCAAGTTGACCCAGTTATCTATAACTTTAATGGTGCAAACATTGGTTCTGACCAAGAGTTTGCAATAACTAATGGTCATAAATTACAAAATGGCGCTGCATTAGTATATGATAATAATTCAAATACTACTATAGGGGGCTTAATAGACGGAAGTACTTATTATGCAATTGTCGTAGATGATGTGTATATTCAGCTAGCTTCAAGTTTTGATAATGCTTTGAATGGTGTTGCTATAACCCTTACAGGACAAACTGGTACTCATAAATTAGAATCTCAGTCTATATCTGGTGTATCAGAAGCTGTAGGAATTGTAGACACTACAGAAACAAGTGATATCTTAACTGGTGATGGAACATTGTTTAAGAGATATTTTAAAGTAGGAGATAAGATATATATTAAAGATAACAACCTTACTCCGGGTTCATTAGCAGAATTTACAGTTGTTGCTATTGCAGATGACGCTTCTTTGCAGGTAGATAGACCTGTAGGTTTTGCTGCCACAGATACCAAGCATTTTGTTGAGACTAATATTTATGCAAGACCAGATGGATATTCATTACACAGACCATTCGACGGTGGTGTAGAGATAGCTGCTGGTACAGCACCTTACTCTTCTATTAGAAGACAGACAAGAAAATACTTTAGGTATCAGTCTGGTAAAGGTATACAGACTTCTGTTGCAATTAACTTTAATCCACCAGTAACAGTTGAATCATTAACATCTAGCGGTACTACAGCTACTATTACTACTGAATACCCTCATAGATTGTCAACTGGTATGGAAGTAACTGTTAAAAATGCTTCTGAAGGTTTATATAATGGTACATTCTCAATAACAAAAGTAGATGAATTTACCTTTACATATACTTTAACTGGTACTCCAACAACATCTATACCAAATGGAATTATCAAATATAATGTAGTTTCATACTCTGACGCAGCAACAAGAGTTGGTATGTTTGATATGCAGAACGGATTCTTTTTTGAATATGATGGTGTTGCTTTATCTTGTGTAAGAAGAACATCAACAACACAGATTTCTGGAACCGCACAAGTTACTAAAAACTCTAACTTAATCCAAGGTACTGGAACCAACTTTATAGGACAGGTTAATGAAGGTGACTTTATAGTTCTTCGAGGTCAATCATACAAAGTAGTTCAAATAGATGACGCTACAACAATGTATGTTCAACCAGAGTACAGAGGTATAAGTGCAAGTAATGTCGTTATTACAAAGACAGAAGACATTAAAGTAGAACAATCTGAATGGAATCTAGACAAGTGTGATGGTACTGGTGCAGAAGGTTTTGTTTTAGATATTAACAAAATTCAAATGGCTTACATGGACTATTCATGGTATGGTGCTGGTAAGATTCGTTTTGGATTTAAAGACAGAAAAGGTCATGTACGATATGTACACGAGTTCTTGCACAACAACAGATTAGACGAAGCTTATATGCGTTCTGGTAACATGGCAGCTGCATACGAAGTTATAAATGGAGCAAATCCAACTTACGCACCTACTCTTTTCCATTGGGGTACTTCTGTAATTATGGACGGTACTTTCGACGAGGACGAAGCATACTTATTCACTGCTACATCAAATAACTTATCTTTTACAAATGGTCAGTCAATATCTGCTACTACAACAGGTACCTCTGCATTAATAAGATTTTATAACAGAAATCAGAGAAATTATGACTTTTATGTAAGAATACCTTTTGCTGAATCAGACGCTACAAAACTAACATCTGGTTCTCCTTTATACACAACTGGTGGTGAGCTTACTGGGCAAACAATATCATTCACACAGTATTCTGGTTCTACAATATATGCTTATATATACATTAGCTCTGGTTCTTACTACAATACACCAGCTGTATATCCAGTAGTAGCTAGTGGTATTCCTGTTACTATTGGTGAAGACCCGGGTGGAACTGATGAAACTGTAAATCTAGGTACAGACATTATTCCTTTAGTATCTTTAAGACTTGCACCATCCGTTGATAATGCAATCTCTGGTTTCTTAGGAGAAAGAGATATTATTAACAGAATGCAATTGAAGTTAAACGAAGTCGGCTTAATACTTACACATGATTCAGAAATTAAATTAATTCTTAATGGTGACTTATCTAAAGTTGCTTGGGAAAATGTAAACTCTCCATCTTTATCACAGCTACAAAAACATAACGCAGCAGAAAAAATTACAGGTGGAACAGAAGTATTCTCCTTCAGAGCAGCAGGTGGTGGAACTGATAGCACTGGAGCTAGATTAAGTAATAGTACAAACTTCTCTCTTGAGCAGTTGATTGACATGGGTAACTCTATACTCGGTGGAGATGGTGTATTCCCTAATGGACCAGATATTTTAACAGTAGCCGTACAGGTTGTAGATACAGCAGACATTTCTGCTTCATCTCCGTTTAAGATTTCGGGTCGTATAACATGGTCAGAATCACAGGCATAAGAGATTTAGTGATATAATTGAGGAGATTATAATGAGCGAAAAATCAAAAAAAATAGATAATATTCTTAGCAGATTAGATATGTTTGAAACAAATTTAGTCAAAATGCAAGCTGCTATTGAAGGCATGAAAGAAGAACTTGCACAAGCAGAAGAAGCTGATATTGCCGCTGAAACAGCAGAAGAGGAATAATATATGTCAGAAAGAGCAATACATAAAGTTGAAACCAACGGAGATACCACTGGTTTAAGAGAGTTTGCTAATGGGCAAGACTCTGGAATAATAATACCTTCTGGTACTACACCTCAAAGGGAAAGTAACCCTGTTGAAGGAACTATGCGATACAACACAACACTTGATGGTGTTGAGTTTTATATAGGTGCTAGCTGGGTAGTATTAACAGAAAATGGTGTTGAAGATTTAATTGGAGACGCAGCTGCTGATGGTTCTACTAAAGGTGTTGCTTCTTATACAACAGGTGAATTTACTGTAACGAGTGGTAATGTAGCTTTAGGTTCTGTTCCTGCTACTAAATTAGACGGAACGACTGCTGAATTTAATGGTGCGTTATCTGACGGTTCTTTTGCAACACTTGCAGGTTCTGAAACATTAGAGAACAAAACTTTTGATACAGGAACACAAACAGCAGTAACTATAGATTTATCTGATGTTGCTGGTGGTACTTTAACTTTTACAGGAACTACATCAGAGTTTAATAATGCTTTGTCAGATGGTTCTTTTGCAACCTTAGCTGGTACAGAATCCCTACAAAGTAAAACAATAGACTTAGGTCTTAACACTCTAACTGGTTCTACAACAGAATTTAACTCTGCATTACAATCAGAAAGTTTTGCATTCTTACAAGCTTCTCAAACTATTGCTAATAAACAAATAGATGATTCTTCATTAGGAACTGATTTAGACGCAGCACAAAATGCAATTGAGAATGCTAAATTAAAAGGATATAGTGAAACATCACAAACACTTTCAACAAGTGCTGGTACTTTAACAATCAGCGTTGCAGGTGGTAATACAGGAACTATTACACTTACTGAAGATGTTTCTACACTAGCTTTCACAAATGTTCCTACAGGATTTGCTACATTTACTTTACAAGTAACACAAGACGCTGCAACTCCAAGATTGTTTGATGATGGAACTACAACTACAACTTATACTGTAAATGGTACAGGTCAGACTCCAGAAACTGCTGGTGGTTCTGGTTATAGCGTTTCATCAACAGTTGGAGCAGTTGATTTAGTTACATTTATATTCTTAGACCAAGGTGCTCCTAAGATTCAATCACTACAGGATTTCCAATAAGGAGGTAGCCATGGCACCTCTAGGAGTAGCTAGACCTGTAATATATTCCGGGGCTGGTGCGGATGGTTCTACTGCCGCTAAAGCTGGAGATTCAGCAGAGCAAATACTTGCAGATTACCCAGGTTCACAAGACGGCGTTTACTTTATTAATTTACCAACAATAGGACCAACACCTGTTTATTGCCTAATGGATTCAAACCATGATGGAGGTGGTTGGATGATGGCTTTGAAAGCTCAACAAGGTTATACATTTTCTTATACTGATAGTTATTGGACACAAAACAATACTTTAAATTCTGGCGCTACAAATAGAAGCACCGGAGACGCTAAGTTTGATACATTTAATTATTTTTCAGCGCTTCATTTACTAGCAGTGTTTCCAGACATAGGAGCAGGTGGTTCTTATAGTTATGATGGTAAATGGACTTGGTTACAAAAACCAATATATGGTGGTTCATCTACTACAAGAACAACATTATTGAACTTATTTCAAACAGCAAATGAATACTTCTTAGGAGATGCAAAATCTTATTCTGGCTATGGTAACGCATGGTCATCACAAAGAGATGTTAGATTTTATGGCTACAACTATACAGGTGGTCACGGTGCAGCAACTAGATGGGGATTTGGTTGGAATGAAAACGGTGGTGGATTATATCCTAATGGTAATATGTCATCAGACGATGTTTCTGGTGGTATAGGAATGAACGATTCATTTGGTAGAGGATATTCAGCTGGAGATTATATTCGTTGCTGTCAAGATAGTACTGGTATAAATAGAGCTGCAAGGGTAGAAATATATGTCAGATAGTTACAATATATTAAGAGTAGTAGAGGAAGATACCTTTTATAAAGTATGTTTTCAAGTTTGGGATGATGGAATGAATAATGGAGAGTTATGGTGGACAACTTCTAATGACTATGATAGTGATTTAGGTTCATTAGTAGAAGAGTGGGTAAATAATGGAGGGGAGATAGAAAGTGTCTAATATCTGGAGAGAAGAACATCAGAAACCTTTAACATGGGACGATATGCAAGTATCAGAAGAAGTTTACAATGTTAGATTTAATACATGTCAAGGTTGTGAGTTCTGGGTAGAAAATCAAATAGGCGAAGGATATAACTTTGAAACAGAAGACTATGAATCTTATAGAACTCAAATGCAATGTAGTCAATGCAACTGCAATATGGAAGAAAAGGCTTGGTACACAAATGCGAAGTGTCCGGTGGACAAATGGTAATCGGTGTAGCTAAACCTACCATGCTTGAAAAATTTGCAAGCATTCCTAAAGGTTATAAAATGTTTTTAGACGCAGGTAACACAGATTCTTATCCGGGTACTGGAACAACTTGGTCTGATTTAAGTGATAACAATTATGATTGGATTGTAAGAGAATCTGATTACAGTAGCAATGATGGTGGAACATTTATATTTAATGACGGAGGTATTGCTGTAAGAAGTACTGATGTACCTCTAAACTATCCAGCAACAACAATGGTTGTTGCTTTAAAATGGAGAACTGGAGGAACAGATTGGAGAACTTTAGTAAGAGGTAATAGTGCAGACCATCATGTCATGGTTCAAAATAATACAACTAACTTAGGTTTCTATGATAATAATGCTTCGGGATTTATAGACTCTGGTTATAACATTGATGATTTTACAAACTGGAATACAAAATATAATATATGGGCTTGGCAATATACAAACACAGGCTCTCCTTATTATAGAGCATGGGCTAATGGACAATATCTAGCACAAATAACAAATGCTAACTCTGCTATTAACAATGGATTTAGATGTATTGGTGGCTATCACGCAGGACAAGTTAATGCCGGTGTAACATCACAACAAGCTGGAGATGTAGGGGCTTTTATATTATATGATAGAATATTAAATGAGAGAGAAATTAAACAATGTTATTTTTACTACAAAGATAGGTTTGGTATATAAATGCCTTTAGGACCTTCAAGAGCAATAATATTAGGTAATGTATCACAAGATTTGTGGTATCCAAGATTAGATAGTGGTGCAACACCTCAATATCTTTATATACCCGAAACATACAATGATAGTAATAATGTATGGGAAGACTACATGGGCAATGGTGATTCTACTGCTGTAAGAGGAAATCCTAATTATGTAACGAGAAGTGCTGGTAATGGTGCAAATATTACAGAATGTGTCCAAGGTGGGACTGGAGATGGTCTTAGATTTTCTGGAAGATTAATTGCAAATACAAACTATACATTCTTTCACATAGCAAGATATAACGGAACGGAGAACAGAATATTTGACGCAGAGGGTTCAAACTGGCTTTCTGGATTTTGGGCTGGAAGAACTCCAGTAGCTTATCATAATGGTTGGCTTACTGACCAATCTGACAGAGCAGGAACAAACTGGGTAGTATCTTGTGACATGTACAACTATTACAGAGGATATTGGGGTGCAAGTAATAGTTATGCTAGGACTGGTGGTGGTAGCCAAACAGAAACTATATCTTTAAATTATGGTTACTACAATGAAAAATCAGCTTGGCAATGTTACTTAATAATGTACTACAACACAGCATTGTCACAAGCAGATAGAGATACAGTACAAAACCATTTAAGAACAATTGTTGAGTTACAATAAAATATGACTGAAATACCAATATTCCCAGAAGGAACAAAAAGAGAAGAAGCAATTAATGAATTAATTTCAGATAATGATTTTAAAGAAGTTATGCTAAAACAACTTAATTATATGCGTATTAAAGGAATTAACCTTGTACAAGACGCTGATGATATTGTTAACTTGTATCTCAAAATCACAAAACAATTACCAGAATAAATAATTACTTCTAAAAACCAATAACCTGCCATTGACCTGTTATAATATAGGTTAGTTAATAGATAAATTGGAGGATAAATGGCAGACAATGTCAATATCAATGACCTTAATGAAGAACAGTTGAAAAATGCTGTGTCTTCACTATTAGCACAGGTACAACAATCCGAAGCCGCAGTTAAGGACTTAGGTGTTAAAGTTGCTAATACAGAAATAGAGAACTCAAAGCTAAAAGCAGCATTGGGTGCTATTCAAGCTCAAACTTCCCAGCAGGACTCAGTTAAAGAAGAGTCAGTTGAAGAAGAAGGAGCAGAAGAAGAAGCCGAGTGATGGGTGACTTGGATACATTTGCTCAACAAGATATAGGCAAAACTAACAGGGTTGCGTGGAGAGATAAGAGCGAAGACAATCAAGCTGCATGGAAAGAAGCTATGGAAGGGATAGACAAAGGATATCCTATTAGCACTATTGCAAGGTGGCTTATGAAAGAAAAGAATTGTCCTCTATCTATTCATACTCTCCGTCATCAGCTTAAGGAAACTTATGAGCAGCTTAGATGATTATACAAAAGCCGTAAGAACTGTTCAAAACGCGAAGAAAGATAAAAAAGAACATCCTAAAGGCTGGGAGCCGGGGGTCGTTCTAAATGGTGGTAAAAGTTATGTTTCTTCCGGTCCTGTAAAGTCTAAAAAAGAAGCCAGTAAAAAATGGGATGAATATATCGAACTCTTAGGATTTAGTCCGGACGAGTTTGAAGTCATGGAGCCTGTTCATGTAAGAACATGGGATATGCAAACACCAGAAGGTGTTCAGCGAATGTTTTATTACAAAGCAGATGTTCGTTCTAAAAGACATATAGAAAATGACTTAGATTATGATAAGTTAGTTTCCGAAATCAAAAAGATAAAGAAGCCTGCTCGTAAACTTAAAACAAAAGAAAATGGTAGCATGGTTGTCTGTCTTTCTGACTGGCAAATGGGAAAGCGTGATGGAGATGGAACAGAGGGTATTGTAAAGAGAGTAACTCAAATGATACCGGATGTTATTGACAGGGCAAAAGAACTTCGCAAAGCCGGTAATCCTATAGATAAACTTTATGTATTTGGATTAGGCGATATCATCGAAGGGTGTGGAGAACATTACGCCATGCAAAATTTTCAAGTTGAAATCGACCAACGCCGTCAAGAAATGGTAGCTAGAAGACTTTTAGTAGAAGCTCTAAAAAAATGGGCACCTCACTTTGACAAAATAATTGTTGCAGCAATTCCCGGAAATCACGGAGAAAATCGTAAGAACGGAAAAGCTTTCACGACATTTGGAGATAATATTGATGTCTCTGTTTTTGACCAAGCAGCAGAAATACTAGCTGAGAATAAAGTATTTAATCATGTATCTTTTGTGATACCAGAAAATGATTTATGGCTTACTTTAGATATTGATGGTGTCATAGTAGGAATAGCTCATGGTCATCAGTTTAGAACTGGTGGTAGGTATTCTCATCAAAAAGCAGTAGCTTGGCTATCTGGACAAGCATTTGGTAAGACTAATATTGGTGATGTAGATATCCTTATATCCGGTCATTTTCATCATTTATTTGTAATTAATGAGGGACAGAGAACTCTTATGCAATGTCCTTCGGTTGATGGTGGTTCAGACTGGTTTGAAAATATAAGTGGTAAAAACTCATTCTCTGGAACTCTTACATTTACGCTTAAAGATAAAAAGAATAAATTACCTTGGGATAATTTACAGGTACTCTAATGGACCCATCAGATTTTTTAAAAGTTTTAAACAATATGCGTAAAGATATTGAAGAACTTACTAGAAATACTGAAATTAGGTTTATTAAAAGAAGAGAACAAATAAAGCGTGATTTAAAGGAAGTAAACGATAAATCAAGTAGATTGGAAAAACTTGTTCTGCTCTTAGCCGTGATACAATTGATAGAATTATTTATATAGGAGATTATGTCATATTTAGTAGATAACGAGAATCCAAACGCAAAATTACGCGATAATGGTAAAAAAGGCCATTACTATCCAACACGCTCAAAAGATATTCAAGGAATCGTGGTTCATACTGCCGAAGGCGGAACAAAGGCAATAAATATTGCGAAGTACTTGTCAACAACTGATAGAACAGCTTCGGCTCATGTTGTAATTGATGATGAAGAGATAGTGGAATTGGTCCCAGATGACTTTACCGCGTTTCATTGCAGAGGTTCTAATAGCAAATCTCTAGGATTAGAGATTGCCTACTTTGCTGCAAAATGGGGCGAGGACCCTGTTTACGAAGAAGCAGTAATAGCCCTGTCAGCAAGTTGGTGTGCGGAAAAAGCTAAACTGTACGACATTCCTATGGAAAGAGTAACCATAGATGAATGGAATGCAGGTAAAAAAGGTTTTATTTCACATGCTGAATGCGACCCGGGTAGAAGAACTGACCCCGGTGCAAACTTTGATTGGGATAAATTCTTTGCTTACATGAAAGGTATGGTTGACACTGTTGAAGAATATGATGATGTCGATACAGAATTTGAAGAAGTAGAAGAAGAAAAAAAAGAAACACAAGTTTACGATTTCTCTGTAGTGCCTAAATGGCCGGGTAGATTGTTTAAGAGAAACAATCCATTAATCAGAGGAAAAGATGTCGCTGACTGGCAAAAAGCAGTTGGTGGACTAAGCGGAGATGGTATATATGGAGGTAAGTCAGAACAGGCTTGCATTAAATTCCAGAAAGAACATGGATTAAAAGCTGACGGGGTAGTCGGCAAAATTACATGGGATACCACCTTTGCATTTCAAAAAGAAAGTTAGGAGATATTTTGGCAAAAGCTAAAAAGAAACCAGCAAAAAATAGCTACTGGAAAGATGTAGCAATTAGAGCTATTAGAACTGCAATACAAGTATTTGCAGGTGTATTAATGGCTAATCAAGCAGGAATGTTTGAAGCAGATGTTTTGATGGCCGGATTAATAGCCGGTGCGTCAGCCCTTGTTGCAGTCGTCCAAAACGCATTGGAAGACGCACCATTTGACTTCATGTCAAAGATACCAAAGGGTTAAGTTCTCAGAAATGAGAGCACTCGAAAGAGTGCAGGTGTGCGTGGACTTCGGGGCGGTATAACCGCTCCGTTGTCGTTTATACTCTAAAATATTTATATGAAGAAAATTAAAACAATGCCTAAACAAATTTATCCTAATTTGAATAGGAAGCAAAGAAGAGCTTTGGCTTCTGTAACGGGTAAAAGTAAATAATGTATTATTACAAAGTAGAGGTATTAAGAGTAGTAGATGGAGATACAGTAGATGTTAGAATTGATTTGGGTTTTAA